CGCTACGATGTTGCCCGGCGGGAGGTGGCGGAGCTTGTGCCGGATCTGGTCGAAGATGCCGTGCAGCTCTTCCTTGTTCCGGGCGGTGCCGGCGTCGTGCTCCTCCTCGGAGAAGTTCGACATCGTGACCCAGTCACGACCAGGCCAGACGCCCGGGACGATCCAGGTGAGGATCACGGGGGTCATGCTGCCGCCGAACTTCTCGGACGACTCCTGTGGCAGCCAGCCGATGACGGCGTAGTCACCGATCTCGGGCATGGCCCCGAGGAAGTGCCGGCACCCAGCCCCTGGGTAGGTCAGCGGGACCGGAACCTTCTCGAACTCCTGCTCGGTGCCGATGACCGTGCGCAGGGTGACGTAGTGCTCTTCGTAGTCAATGCCGACAACACGGGCGACGCCCAGCCCGTGGTTGCCCCCCTTGTCGGGGTTCATCTCGTCTAGCTTCTTTTGCTTGACGAAGGGCTCTTGGGCCAATGCCCCCAGGTGAACCTGGCCCAACGTGTTCCAAGCACGCCCGTACTTGTCACCCATTACTCGTCATCCTCCGCCGACGTGGACAGGTTTCGCCCGTGCCGCTTCGTGTCCTCGATGGCTTCCTGAAGCGGGCCACCATCCTCCCTGAAGTTGTACTCCGCATCGTCGAGGGTCTTCTTGAACACGCTTGTACGAACCGCAGGGTCGAGCCCCTGGATGCCGAGTGCATCAGTGAAGGCGTTCCCACTCTCGCCTGTGTCGATGCCGAACGTCTCGGCAACCTGCTGGACGATGTGGCTGCCCCCTCGGTCGAGCACCTGGCCTCGAAGGGCCTGCTGCTGTTGCTGCCACGTCTCCGCTGCTGTAGCTGCCGCAGTGGCCACCCAGCGGGTGCCGGCATCCACTTGATCCGACCCCAGCCCTTCATGGTGCGGGGTGCCCGACTGCGAGAACTGGAGGAACTGCTTTTGGCCAAAGGCCAGGATCTCCACGTCAGCCTCGGCCGCCTTGCAGTCGCAGATGTGGCCGCTCTGCTGGACGTTCAGGTCAGCCAGCGAGTAGGCCGCGTTGATGACCGGAACCTTCTGCACCCCGTCGAGGTTGCCCTCGGCGAAGATGTTGGCGAGGGAGAACTGGAGCTGCCCTTGGTCCCCGTCGCTGGTGAGCAGGAAGCCGTAGTCGAGGATCTGCTTGTCGGTCAGGTCGCGGGCTCGGAGCTGCCGCACGACCTCGTCATTGATGTACTTGGCGGCAGCCCCTCCCTTGAGCGACTGCGTGTCCGTCCGCGGCCCGGTCTTCTTCTTGCCGGCGACCGTCGTGGTCTCCATCTCGGGCACCCTCACCGACCCCTTCTTCTGGACGAAGAACCGGAGGATCTGCTCGATGAGGTGCTTGTCCAGCAGGCTGAACACGTCCTTCTTGTGGAGCTGGTCGAAGACCCCCTCGGGCTCGATGTCTACGGCTCGGCCGTAGCGGTAGGAGCCGATGACCCCGTAGCCCCGGGCATCGGACACCGGGAACACCGGGCTGAAGGTCGTCGTTGTCCGCTTCTTCTCCTTGGTGCCCTTGCGGCGGTTGCTCGCCGACACGGCGACGCCGAGACCGCTGCTGAACGCGGTGTTGAACTCGTTGATGACCGCCTCGTTCTCCTCCCCCCGGACCCCACCCTTCTTCAAGTCCGCGTTGGCCTTGCGGCGGATCTTCTCCAGATCCCGGTAGAACTTCTTGCCCAGGCTCTTGCCTACCCGGCCAATGACTTGCGAGAGAGTGGCCTTGCCGCCCTCGTTGCCCAAGGACACCTTGTTGGTCCCGTCGTTGCCCTTGTACTTGAGGGTGCCCCACACCGTCGTGACAGGCAGCGGGTGCTTGTAGACCTGGACCTTCGCCGGGAAGCTGGGGGGTGACGCGGCGAGCGTGACCCCGGCCTCCTTGCCCTTCACGATCATGGCGTCAATGGCCCGCTTGGCTTTGGCCGCCAGCTCGTTCCACCGCGGCTCGAAGGTCTCCTTGATAGCCCGGGACCCCTCCGCTATCGAAAAGGCGTTGAACGCGAATGCCTTGGCTAGTGCAGAGCGGGCAGCCTTGCCCAAGCTGCCCGTGGTGGTCGTGCGGAAGTTGGCTGTGATGCTCGTAACGGTGGTGACGGGCTGCACCGTGAACATCAGCTCCAAGATGTTGCTCGTCGGGATGGACTCGCCGCCCTTGAACTCCTTGTTGCTGTTGAGCACCTTGATCCCGACCGTGGGCTTGCCATTCACCAAGGCGGCCTCGGGGAGATTCGCTCCCGGGAAAGCGGACTTGGGGTACTCGGCGTACATCAGGATCTCGGGCACTTCGCCGTCGATGGCAGCCGGAGGCGTGGTCACCGTCTTCGTCTTGCTGCCCGTCCGGTAGTCCACCACCTGGGGGGCCTGGTGCTTCGCATCCGGGTGTGAGGCCGAGTAGTAGCGGTAGCTGCCAGGCTGCGTCCCGTTCGAGAAGATGGCCTTCTTGTCCGAGAGCATGTCGAGCAGGTTGACCGTGCTCGTCAGGTCTCCGCGCCCTTGGAAGTTGGCGCTGGCACGGTACTTCGCACCGATCTTGTTCCACATATCGAGCAGGAAGGCCACACCCTGCTCGACGCCAGAGGTGCCCGTCCTCCACCCGGCCTCCATCACCCTCTTGGCTTCGTTGGCCGCGGCAGCCTGCTGCTTCAGCTCCTTCTGCTTCCGAAGGATCCTGGCCTGGAGACTGGCGACCCTCTCAACAGTCTTGGCCTTGTTGCGATCCGGGCCGCTCTGCAACTCAGCCTTCTCGGCCTGCGCCTGGACGATATCCATCTTCAGGTCGTCCAGCTTCTCTTGCAGCTTCTCGGCTTCCTTACCCCCCTTCTGGACCAGCTTCTCGTACGCGATGGCGGCGTTGAGGATGTTGACGGAGACGACCCCCGCAGCCTCCTCCGTCTTGGACGCCTGGATGGGCTTGAGGTCGTCCTCGTTGAAGTAGAAGCGGACCTCAACCGCCTGTGCCTCGTCCCCCTCCCCCGTCGAGCGGAAGGTCGGCATCGTGTACATTTTGCCGCCACCATCCGGCTGCTCCTTCGGGAACCCGAGAACCTTCTCGGCAACACCGAACTCCAGCAGGGACCGGATGGTCGCCGCGTCGCTCATGTTCGCAGCGTCATTGCCGACCACGAAGAACATTGGGTTGATCGCGGTCGGGTCCAAGGCCATGACGACGTTGGGGAAGCCCGAGAGCCGGGGCTTGCCATCCTCATCCTGCACGAGCAACGGACGCTCTGGCAGGACGGTGTTCGAGAGGTCGATGTCGCCGAGGGCTCCTCGGTCCGTGCGCGCCGTGGTCGTGGCCCGGCGACCGGGTGCGTAGAACTTGGCCCGCTTGCCCACGAGCTGAAGGCTGGTTGAGCACGTCCCGCCGACGGCATGGCTGTGGGCGAAGCTGTTGCAGTAGTAGAAGCAGTCCAGATACGGGATGTAGACCGGGAACCCGGGCCGCAGCTCGGGCCGCTCGGGGATGGTCACCGAGGCCGAGTTGATCCCGATGTTCATCACGTCCATGCGGTTCACGGCCGAGAAGAACATCGACTTCGAGTCGTTGAAGTAGGCCGTCTCGTAGGTGCCGGGCCGCCAGCCGAACTGCGCTACCAGCCGGTAGTCGATGTACTGCCCCCGGACCCCCCACTCGTTCTCCGTCCCCGTGCCACCGAGGTTCTTGAACTGGCTGCCCTTGCAGGTCATGTACGTGGCCATCGGCTCCTTCTCGGAGAAGGAGATGTCGATGATGTCGATGTCCTCGATGCGATAGACACGGCTCCCGCTCGTGTCCATGTTCCACATCGGCGGCTTGAACACGAAGTCGCCGTCTACGTCCTGGTAGAACTCGAAGCCGGTGATCTCCATCACCTTCTGGGCCACGTCGAGCTTGGACTCGTAGCTGGACTCGAAGAGGTTGACCTGCCCCCAGTTGCCGATGTTGGAGACGAACGCCTGCATCTCGACGATGTTCAGCCCCCACTTCGACTTGTTGTCCGCCCCACCACCCCTGGTGCGGTCGGCCTGCACTGTGGCGGCGATGGCCTTGCGCTTGCCCTTGTTCATCAGGCCGACCGCTACGGACTGGCCCAGGACGCCGGTGGCATTCTCCGGCTTCACCTCGTTGTAGCGCTGGCCCACCACCGACATGATGCTCGCCGACGACGTTCGCCCGAGCCACGCAGCCGCCATCGTGCTGAACAGCTCGCCGGTCGCCCCGTGCATTCGCAGTCGGATCGAGCGGCCCGAGAATCGCCGCTCCCAATACTTGATGTTGAGCGAGAACAGGGTCTCCTGCCCGACATCGCTCACGGCTGTCTGGTTGCTCTTGGACGACAACGCCCACCCAACACCACCGGCCGCACCCACCATGTCGTGGTGGAGCGTGTACATGATCTGGTAGGGGTGCATCCCCGTGAAGTTGTGGCCGACCAAGCTCATCTTGAGCTTGCTGTTGCGCGGCCGGGCACCGAACACCGAGGCGTTGGTGCTCATGTTCTGGAACTGCCAGAAGTGCAGCATCGACGAGCAGTTGACCGAGACGGTGTTCACCCCGCCCGAGTAGCTGTGGCTCACCTCCGTCACGACCCCGTGGAAGACGTGGTAGTACGGGTAGGCCAACGTGTTCTCGATGCCGATCCCGGCGAGGCCCTGCTCCTCCAACAACGAAGGAGCGACCATGCCCTCGTTGGTCTTGCGGGCGGCGGCCGTCCGAACGGCTGCGTCCCCCACCCCCTCCATGCCATTCGTGACTTTCGGCGGCGGGGCATCCCCCAGGTACTCCCCAGCGAGGTTCTGTGCCGAGGTGGCAACGGACCCGTCGGGTCTCGGGAGGCCCTCGATCCGGGGCTTGAGCGCCTTCTCCCACGCCTTCTTCTTCCGGCCCTTCTCGGCGTTGCCACCGACCCAGATCCACGCCCGCTTGCCCTTGTGGTCCATGTGGGGCACGTCCGACCAAACAGGCTTGGACCCGGGCTTCTGGCCGCCCTTGAGGTACATCCCGCTGCCGGTGTCCGCTGGCAGCACCTTGGCGGCCCGCAGCTTGCGGATGGAGGCCCACACCGTCGTCCGGTCGATTTCCTGCCGGTTCCCACCGACTTGGTGGTAGGCGTAGAAGTCGGCTGCCGTCCCTGTGTGGTGAGCCGAGTTCTTGGCGTGGCCAGAGGTGGCGTAGCCGCCGTTGCTCGTCACGCGCAGGTCCACGCCATCGAAACCCTGCTGCTCCAGGTACTGGTGCAGCGACTCCATCATGGAGGAGGTTTCTCGCAGCTTGCGGATGGTGGCCGGGTCAGAGGTCTTTTCCGCCCGCTGGAGGTCATCTGGGGTGTAGGACGAGCCGTCAGGTCGCCTCGGCTTCTTGGCCGTCTCTCCTGGGATGACCGTCTGGAGGTCCACACTCGGAGCCAGGGCTGACCCCGTGATGGGGTCAGTGCCCTCGGACGCCTGCAACCTGCCCTCAGCCAGGTGCGAGTAGAGCCCGGCGACGGGGAAGTAGCCGCGCAGGTAGACGTGGACTTCGAGGCCCGGCTTGAGCAGGAACTTGGCGTCCCGGGCGAACGAGTCCGTGTGGTGCAGCGGGACGGACAAGGAGAAGCTCGCCGAAGCCGAACCCGGTTCGGTACCGGCGTCCACCGACACCTCGGTCACGAACCGCTGGATGTCGATCTTGCCCGAGCACTTCCCGCACCCAGGCAGGGCCGTGTCCCCGTTGAGGTAGATCAGCGCATCGGGCGTGTGCTGGATGAGCTTCTGCCCGTCCAACCGCCAGGTGCCAACGTAGGGGCGTGCTTCGAGTCCCACGCGCTACCTCCCGAAGCCGAAGGGGGCCGGGGAACGGGCCGGCAGGGCAACTGCTGAGTCGGCCGGTGGCGTCAGCACGAACCCGCCAGCACTCTTCGGTGACTCCGGGGCCACCGCCCTTGGCGGGCCAGCTCGGGTCGCCAGCTCGGGCTGACCATCTGGGGCCGTCGCCCCCGCCCCCTGGGAGACATCGTTCACCGAGTAGAAGGTAGCCCCGCCATCCTGCGTGCCACTCGGCCCACCCACCGAACGGTCTCCCTCACTCTGGAGGGCACGGTTGTTCTTGCCCGAGTAGCGGGGGTCAGAGGCCGAGGGGACAGGGGACCGCATCGGGGTCACGACCAACGACTGCTTGCTGGTATCCACCATGGCGTTCACGACGAACTCCATCTCGAACACGATACCGCCGAGCTGCGTGCCCTCCTCGAAGGTGTAGGAGAAGGACTCCATGTTCCCGTAGTAGACCCAGCCGTCGTAGTGGATGGAGAGCGCACCGACCATGTGGTGCGCGTTCGACTTGCCCACCGTGTCGTAGATGTAGCCGTTGTGCCGGTAGAACTGGAGCGCTGTGGCGAGGTTCTGCCATGCAGCCGAGTCCCGGCGGCTCGCCCACTGGACACCCTTGCCGCTCGTGATGAACGCTCCGCACTTGGCCGAGACCGACAGCTTCGGCTGCTCCTCACCCCACGCCTGGAACACGTAGCCGAACCGGGTCCGGTCGGTGAACTGCTGGATCTTCGTGTAGCTCATGGAGAGCGACTGCGGGTTGATGAGCAGGATGAGTGGGGGCGTGTTGACCAGCCCCCGGAGCTGCATCGTGATATCCACCGCCGTGTGGAGGTCGGCAATGGCCGGTGTCCCGATGCGGGTGGGGCCTTCGCCCTTCACCGTGACGCTCTCGACGCTTCCACCACCAACCGGCTTCGTGATGAAGCCCGCAGAGACGAAGCTCTCGACCGAAGAGGCTTGGGCCATCTGCTCGCCGCCGGGCATGTCCTTGAGCCGGCTGCGGGCCGCGCTGAATGCCTTGGGGGCGCCCGAGTGGCCGGAGGCGATGAGCCCTGCCACGTCCTTCTTGGCGTCGTACACGTCCGGGGACGACCCGATGATGAGGGGCGGCTCCACCTGGATCATGAACGGCGACAGGACGCGCAACAGGTCGCGGCTGCCATCGATGGGTGTGGTCTGGTTGGCCTCGAACTCGTAGTCGAAGTCAGGGCCTTGCCGTAGCCCCTGGTACGCCATGGGCTGTGGGGGCGTCTCCAACTGAGCCCGCGTGACATCGGGCTGGTACTCGCTGCCCGCAGGCGGCTTGCCCTTGGAGGAGAAGCGGCGGCCCGAGGTCGAGATACTGCCGAGCTTCGCCATGGGTCAGCCCCCTACCACTGAGGCAGCTATCGCCTTGTAGTCGGCGAGCGTGGCATCGTCGGGCACCTGCATCCCGTACCTCGCAGCGCTGACCTGCAATGCCGCCAGCTCGATGTCGTCCAGCCCCTCAGCGATGTTGGCCGCCGGCACGTCGAAGCTCCCAAGGGCCGATGCGGGGGACAGGTTGGTCCGCACCCGCATGACCTCGTGAGCCACGGTGAACTCGGCGGTCAGGTCGAATTGGTAGGGTTTCTCGGCCGCCTCTGCGACGTTGAACGTCGAGAACCAACCGAGATAGATGCCGCCGTCGAAGGTGACCTTGAGGATGCCCTGGAACGCGATCTGCCCCGAGGCGTCGTAGATGCTGCCGTTGTTGTGGAACAGGGCCAGCAGGTCGAGGAACTTGTCGTAGGCGATGGTCTCCCGGCGGGTGCCTTCGGTGTCCAGCCCACCCCCCGTGACGTTCGACAGCCCGCTGAACAGCCGCTTGAAGCCCCCGGTCGCCATGTTGAACGAGAGGGACCGGGCGGCCTCGCCCCAGTGCTGCTCGACGAACCCGCCCTTGGTCTGGATGCGCTCGGTCTGCTTGGCGTAGGTCGGGGCGAACGACGAGGGGTTGACGTGCAGCACCATCCGCAGGTCGGGCGGAAGAATGCTGGTCGCCAGGTCGGGGCCGAGGATGTCGAACACCACCGGCCGCACACCTGTCCCGGTGAACTCGTCATCTGCCGAGACGAAGGCGCTCTTGAAGACTGGTGTGCGGTCCCTGGCCATCGGCTAGTTCAGCACCCTCCCTTCGTAGCCTCTCTTGAGGACCCGGACGACCTGCTGGGCGTCGCCGAAGACGTTGACGGTGGTGACGTTCCCACCCCCACCCCCTCCTAGTTTCCCTGCCCCCCGCACGGCCCCGCCGGGCTTGGTGGCTACCGCTGTCGTCTCGTCTCCGCGGGCAGGGGGCACGATGTGCTTGATCTGGCCCCTTTCATCGATCTGCATGAGCATGTCCCCCATCGGGGGGCTCACCGTAGGCGCTTCCATCTTCTTCTGGATGCCGAGCCCGCCTTTGAGGCCCGCCTTGCCCCGCAAGATGTCGCCTAGTCGGCGCTCTGTGCCGGACTCGTAATCGTAGGTCTTCCTCTCCAGATCCAGCCCGTGTGTGGACCCCCGGGTGAGCATCGCCTCGGCCTTCTTCTGGAGTGCCCTGGCACCCCCGCCCACCCCCGAACTAGCCATCAAGCTGGCTAGCTCCTTGACCTCACGGTTCTTCTCGATCTCTTCGAGCGTCGTGGTGATGAGCTTGGCCGCATCCAACCGCTGCTTCTGGGACTTGGTCAGGTGCTTCTTGTCGCGGGCGTCCTCTTCCGTCTTCTTCTTCAGGTGGAACTCGCCTAGCTTGTCCCCCAGGGCTTTATCAGACCCCAGTGTCTGGCCAAGCCCAACATCGGCTACAAGCCCTGACGCCACCCCGGCCCGACTACCCGTCGCCATCCCCTTGCTCGCCAACAGCTCATCCTTCTTGCGAGCAAGGATCTCGGCCTCTAGATCCTCCTTGGACGCTCCGCCGGGCTTGGATCTCCTGCGCGCCATGGCCTTGGCCATCCTGGCCGCTATGGACGTCTTCTTTCGTGCGCCCACTATCTCCGCCGCCTCCGTGGCGGCTTCGCCAGCGATCCGGGCCATATGCGCATCCCAAGCAGGCCCCATGCTCTTCTTGAGCTGCTCTAGGTTGCCCTCTCTGCTGGCCCCGGCCGCAGCACCACGCCATGCCGATGCGCTGGATGCACTCCCCACGATCTCGTCTGCATCGGAGATCCGTGAAATGGCATGCAGGCCCTTCTGCTTGCCGGCTGCTTCCCTCTGCGCGGTGGCCCGCGCTTCCGTATGCCCCTCGATCTTCCGGTCAATTTCAGCGATCTGCTCGCTGCTCAGACCCTTTTTCCGGCGCGCCGTGGTGAGGTCCCTGATTTTCCGTGATTGGAGCTGGGCTTGTTTCTGGGCATCCATAATCTCGGCGCCCAGCTCCGCCACCACCTTCCCTTTTGCTTCCTTCTCCTCACCTTTCAGCCCAAAGCCCACCACCCCAGCGATGTACAAGACGGACTTGTTGATGCTGCGCAACAGCACCTCGACGCCTTGCTCTAGCACCTTGGCCATGTCGGTCGTCCTAGCCGCAATCTCCTGTGCGAGCAGGGTGTCCTCGGACTCCTGGCCCGACACGTCACTCAACGCCTTGTCCCCGAAGCTGAGGAAGAAGTCATCCAACTTCTCCCCCATGTCCTCGTAGGACTCCTCACCCCCGGGCCCCTTGACGATGCGCTGCATCTGGTCCTTCTCACCGATGCGCACACCGAACTGCTTTGAAAGCGTCTCGTTGTACTCGTCGATGGCCGCCTGGCCGCCCTTCTTTGCCTTCTGGATCGTGTTGTACTGCCCCCGCAGATCCATCCCGACACGACGAAGCTGCTCCGCTGCCTCGCCAGACTTGCCCGTGATGCTCTCGAATGCCATGCGCTGCTTCACGTTCGAGAGGTCGATCTGGTCCAGGGACTTACCGAGCACCTTCTGGGCTTCGTTGAGCTGGAGGAACAGGGACGCCCCCCCGCCTGCACTGGCTCGGGCAGCCTGCACCCCACCAAGGCCCCCTTGGAACGCCTTGCCTTGCGTCGCCAGGTCTACCGCACTGCGGCTCAGGCCCGCGCTGGCCCCGCCTCTTGAGCCCAACTGGGACGAGAGCATCCCCAGGTTTTCGGTGGACATCTCCCCGAGCTTCTGGGCGAACTCCTTGGCCTTGGTCGGGTCGAGCTTGAACTTCTTGAGCAGGGCTGTGATTGCGTCACCCTCGCCCTGATCCTTCTCCCCGATGTCCTTCAGCTTCCGGGCGAACTCCTTCGCTGAATTGATGGCGTCCTTTTTGAGCACCCGTCGCGACAACGGGATGCCTGTGGTCATCGTCTTCTTGACGCGGGTCTGCGTGTCCTCGTCCTTGAAGCCCTTCATGAGATTCTGGAGGAAGTCGCCCCCCATCTTCTCGCCCAGGATCTTGCTGAGGTGGATGAGCAGGCCGGCAGCTTCTTCGAGCCGCACGTTGTACATGGACATCCCGGACGTAGCCTGGAGGACCATGTTGAAGAACCGCTTGGTCGAGAACCCCGACTCCTTGGCTGCTGCCGTCAGGTTGGAGAACCGAGTCCTGACCCCCTTAAGGGTCAGGCCCAGCTCCTCCATGTAGCTCGCCATAGTCGAGCTGACTTCCTGCGTGCTCATACCGAGCAGCTTTGAGTAGGTCAGGGCCGCGGCGGTGTATTCGCGCAGGTGGTCCATCTCCCCGCCTGCGTCTTTCACCCCCACCGCCATCTCTTTGAAGGTCAGGCCCGCCCCAGCGTAGGCGCCGAGGATCTCCAGGTGGTCCTTCGCCGTCGTCCCCCAAAGGCGGTTGAACGAGAGCGCCCCCGTGAACGTGTCACGAATGCGATCCATCGTGTCGCCGAGGATGCCGTACTGATCCGAGAGGTCCGCACCGGACGCCCCACTGGACATCAGCGTTTTGTTCAACCCCTTCATGGCCGAGTCCGCCGCCACCACAACAGCAACCACGGCGGCGAGACCGGCTGCAATCGCGCCGATAGCCGCCAGGGCAGGACCAACCGTGGACAGAATCTTCCCGATACCGCCCATCATCCCGGCGCCCGCCCCGCCCTTGCCCGCCTTTTCCGCCGCCGCCTTGCCACCCTTAGAGGCCGCCCCGCCCGCGCTCTTGAAGATGCCTGCGACGTTTCCGCTCTTGAGGTTGCTGAACGCCTTCTCGATGCCCGACCCGAACGTCTCCGCAGCGACACCAGCCGAAGTGACCCCGGCTAGATGGGTCTTTTCGAGCGTCTTGGCGGCCTCCTTCATGGCCTTCTTGCGCTGACCCATCAACTTGTCGGTGCCCTTCTGCTCCTCCTTGAAGCGCTCTTCGAGCCCCTTGAGCTTCACGGCCTCAAGGGCCATTTCATCCTGGATGAGCCGTGTGCTCTGCTTCTTGGCCTGAGCCTCATGGGCCAGGTTGGACAGGTCTAGCAGCCGCTTGTGCGACGACGCCGACTTCTCGGCAGCGACCTCCAACTTCCGGGTGAGCCCCTGGATGTTGGCCTTGGAGAAGCCGGACGTGGCTGCATCGGCCACGGTGCTCGAAAAGACCTTCTGGATCTGGCTTTGCGAGCCGGCGAACTGCTTGACCAGGAGCTTCGTGTCGAACCCAATATCGACCTTGTCCGCCGCTGCCCGCAGGTCCTTGACGAACCTCTCGGTGTTGGCGGCGAGGTCAATAGTCAGGCCCATTACATCGTTGATCCCCTTGGGCATGCCTTACTCCCCCGACCCGAAGGTCGGGTTGCGACCCTTGATCAGCTCGTTGAGCGTGCGCTCGTCCATGGTCGGGTTGGCACCTGGATCGACCACCTTGCCGTCGATGACTTCCAACTGCCCCGTGCCAGTCCCCTCCTCACCAACGTACCTGTCGAACAGCCGGTCGGCGTTCGGGGCCTTGGGAATCCAGGCGACACCAGGCATCCCAGGGCCTCTCGCAGCAAGCGTCTCGTGGAGCTGCTCGGCCGTCAGGGCGATGAGGGGCTGCGGCCGGAACCTGCCCGTCTCCCAGCCCATCTCCTCCCGCTTCCTCTGCAACGCCAGCCGCCGGGACTCCCGCTCCTGCTTCTCCTGTGCGTACTTGACCCGGATGCGGTCCTTGTAGTCCGCCACCACAGAGTCGTGGAGATCCTGGTCGTCGGTGACCCACCGCCTCATCTCTTCTTCGATGTCTTCGACGGTCTTGGCACCCTGGATGCGGTGCATCGACCCGTCCGTGTCCTTCACGTCGCCCTTGGCGTCCACTACGCCGAGCTGGACGTAGTAGTGCAGGTCCAGCCGCTTCTGCCGGCCTTCCACCTCTTCCTGCCGCCGCTGGGTATCCCGCTTGTCCATCTTCGTGATGGCCTTGGGGGCATTCGAGGATGCGACGAGCTTGAAGCCCTCCCAAGCGGTCTCCTCTGCCCGCTTGGTGTCCTCCATCTCGTTGAAGGCGACCCAGATGCGCTGCGTGGCGTTGAGCCCGAGCTTGTCCGCCCCGGGCACACCCGAGTGCCGCAGCCCACCCCCGCCCGTGGTCTTCCACTTGTAGCGGGAGCCCGTCTCGAAGCAGAACACCTCGGTGGCCTCCACGGCATCCCCCACCCGCACCCAAAGGCCAAGCAGGAGGGAGAACAGGATGTCCACGACGGGCTTCGGCAGCCTGCGGAGGTAGGCCGCGAGGAACGGGATCACCTCGTCCTGACCCAGGACGGTGCGGCCGTCGATCATCCAGATGCTCGTGGCGACCGACCACACCCGCCACTCGTGCGAGTAGGTGCCCTCGGTACGGGCCTTCAACATGAACAGGTCGCCAGCTCCCAGAGACCGCATGTGCAGGCGCACCCCGCCGACCACGACCGTGTGCGTCAAGAACCCCGGGGAAAGGAGGCCCTCTACGTCGTCGTAGAAGCGGCTGCGCTGCTCTACTGTGGTCCTCGGGAGCATCCGACCTCGCTACGGCTTCTGGCGAGGGGTGAACCTCGGGTTCTTGGACCCGCCGTCCTCCTTGACCTTGTTGACCGCCGCTCGCCCCTTGGGGGCCGTACGTCGTGTCCCCAGGTCTTGCGCAGGCAGGTCGAGTACCGGCACGTCAGCCCCCTGCCTGGACGCAGCGTCCAGGACCCCGATCTCCTCTTCGGCTTCCCGGGCGTCGGCGTGTGGCGGTCGCCGACCCCCCATCTGCGGATGCACCATCTCCAAGGCCGAACCCTCGTCGGCCGGGGGCCGCCCTTGAGCAGCCCGACGACGCATCTCCGCGATGCGGTTGTGCTCAGCATCGAGAGCCGCTGTCGTGGCGTCGTCGTCATCCGGGTCGATGAAGGACGAGTCCGACCGCGACGGCTCCGGCCGGTGAAGAGGCTGTTCCGGGGCTGCCTTGCGCGGGGGCTCGACCGACCGCTCTGCCGGCGGGGGCGCACTCTGCGGGCTGATCGGTCCGGTGCGCTTGGCAGCCGGCGGCATGAGCTGCTCGGGGTCGAGCTTCGGTTCGTCCCCGTCCTCATTCTCCGCTGCCGGGTCAGGGACCACCTGGATGCCCCCCGAATCGGACTCGGCAAGAGCCCCTACCTTGTCGGAGAACTTGGTCTTCTCGGCCGTCTCCTCCTGCTGGATCTGGGCCTTGATCTCGTCCATCCGCTTCGTGAGGCGGTCGAGTTCAGCAGGCAGGTTCGAGGGCTCGAACTCGATGAGCTTCTCGGCCTCGGCCTCCGTCCTCTGAACCAGCTCGTTGAACTTGCTGAACACCGCCGTCAGGGTCGGCCGGGTCCAGCGGGCCAGCAGCTCCCGCATGGCCTTGGGCTTCGTGATCTTGATGGCCTTGCCGCCGTCGAGGATCTCGCCGGTCTCGACGTACTCCACGCCGCGGAAGTCCATCTCACCGACGGCGATGACAGCGTGGGACAGGCAGGCGGTGCGGAAGCGGTCGAGGTAGTCCACCGCCGAGTGCTCGCCCTCATCGGCCTCGTTCAAGGCCCCGGCGGCGTGCTTCTGCGCCTCGACTTCCTCGGCGGGTAGCAGGACCCGGACGGTGATGGTGGTTGAGCTAGCGTCGAACGTCAGCTCGCCCTGCCCGATGTCCTCGATGGGAGCAAGTGCTTGCTCCAGGGCCTTGAAATCGATCTGCATCTGCACGTTCCCCTGTTCGTTGGGAAACAGCAGCGGCGGCGATGCCGGGCAGCACAAGCGGTCGTGATCAGGCCGTATCCGTCGTCAGCACATCGGACCATCTCCCCGACCGGGAGAGGAGTACAGAACAAGCGGGGGTCGTCACATTCGTCGAGCAGTCCGTTTTAGGGCCACCGGCTGTTTCCGTGGTCACATTTCCAACACGCATCCCCTTTGTAGAGAATGAATGCCGTCTACATCGTACCCAGCCCGGCTACTGCTGCCGGACGGTTACCCGGCGAGGAACGCCGACTGCGGGCTGCCGCCGGTCAGGTCGCCGCCCACCTGGGCCATCTGGAAGTCCGGGTTGCTCTCGCCGAAGCGGATGCTGCCGAGCTGGCCGATGGTCGGGTCGTTGCCCGTGGCGAGGAACTCGCCGTACATCGTCGCGAAGTCGTGAACGTCGCTGACGGTCACGTCGCCACTCTCCATGATCATGCCGCTGTCCTTGGCGAACGTGGCCGACCAGGACGTGAACCAGCAGGCTTCGTAGATCGTGATGATCGCGCTGTGGCCGCGGGCGTCACCGGGGGCAACACCGTCGCCACCCGAACCCACACCCGTCGCCGGGTTGCCACCGGGACCGAAGTCCGGGGTGGTCTGCGGGTACGTGACCTGCTTGGTACCGCCGTCGAAGGAGCCGGAGGCGCCCTGGTGGCCCGTGTTGGCTACCCCGAGGTCGATGTCCGCCAGCGTCGAGAACACGAGCTGCTGCTCGATGTCGAAGGGCCACTTGTGGTGTGCCAGGCTGCGGACCGGCCCGTCCACACCCGAGGCGTAGCCACTGGCCTGCCACAGGTTGCACAGGTACAGGAGTGCCCGCTCGAACGACCCGGTGGTCGGCTCGGTCACGCTCGGGACCAGCTCGGCTACCTGATCGCCGAAGCCCACGCCACGCACCGGCTCGACCGTCCGGCTCTGCGACGGGGCGAAGCTGGAGACGACGCCCATCTGGTGCATCGCCTGGTTGCTCCCGTAGTGCGGGGTCAGCAGGCGAACCTTCTGGCTCACTGCCGTCCGCGTGTTGGGGCTGGTGCCGAAGTCGTAGAGGTACGAGCTACCCCCGACCCCGCCTTCCGGGTTGTTGTCCATGTTCGCCATGAGGGTCCTCCGTTGGGGCGGTGGCGTCGCCGGTCGCTCACTACTCCCCGGGTATAGAAGCGCTAGCGAGAATCAAAATGGACTTGATTTTGCGGCCAAGATAGGCTGTGCGCATGAACCACAGGCTCACAGCGGGGCAGGCCCAGGACATCATCAACCGGGTCGCCCTTGGCGAGTCGCAGAAGAATCTAGCCGCCGAGTTTCAGGTGCAGCCAAGCACCGTCTCGAACCTCATCAACGGGAACTCGTGGCCGGAATTGGATCGGCCGGACCCACCGGAGGTGCGGGTCCGGGGCAGCAAGCTCAAGCCTATCGACATCCCCGTCATCCTCACTCGGCTCGCCAAGCAGGAGAAGCCGAAGGACGTGGCTGCCGACTACGGGGTCACCCGTCAGGCCATTGCCGACATCGGGCGGGGGAAGACCTGGGGGCACATCCCCCGGCCAGAGGTTGCTCGCCCTCGCCGCCGCAAGGTGTGGGAGCAGGGCTAGGGCGCCTTCTGGTGGGGCACAGGCCCCACCAGAAGGCACAGGGCTAGATGGCGTCCCGCAGGGCCGCCCAGGCGTCAGCCCCAGAGGTGATGCCGTACAGCCCCTCCAAGGTCGCCTCGCTCGCCTTGACCGCCTTCCGCTCCGCGGCCCTGACAGCCTTGTGGATCACGGTGCTCTGACCGTTGACCGCCTTCTTGTGGGTCGTCAGGAACGCCACCATCTTGTCGATGTGCTGGTCGAAGACGCCCGGGAACTTCGCCGCCTGGACGGTCGTGAGCAGGAGCAGAACCGCCGTGTCGAACACCCGCTCGTCCAGGGAGTCGCCCCGCACGCCACCGTCCGCCATCAGGCCGGAGAGGTCCACCAGCAGGTTGCCGGTGTACTTGAAAGTGCCATCCTCTTCCGCCGCAGCCGTGGCCGGGCCGCAGGCCGGCACCGGGGCGATGTGGTCGATCCCGTCAAACGCTGCACCGGACCCCGGGTCCGACGACAAGCTATCGGAGATGAGGTTGGGCTCGCCGCCGGTCGTCGGCTCCTGGTTCACCGAACAAGACGTGGTGGTCTCCGGGGCCACACTCGGGCCCCCCAGACCCCTGGTGTTGCCGCCGTCGAAGCTCTGCATCGGGCTTCCGAGGCCCATGCTGTAGAGCTGACCGCCCCCCGCCAGGCCCTTCGCGAAACCGCTGCCGCTGAACGCCGACATCGACCGGCGGGGCTGTGCGCCACGAGCGGTGGCACCCAGGAAAGCGTGTGCCGCAGCCGGCTGGGCGTTGAGGATGGTGTCGTGGCTCACGGTCACCGGGAACACGCCCGCCGGGTTCTGCCCCTCGGGCGTCCCCACCGCTACGACCGTCTGCTCAGGGGTCACGCCCGCTTGGTCGCCGGTGCGCTCGACCACCGCCACCAGGCTCATCACCCGGCTGGCGAGGCTGTAGGCCACCGACAGCCCCTCCATCCTCGTCACGATACGGTCGTGCGTGGGCGTACCAGCCGAAGTCATGTCCATCTTGGAGGACAGGTCTTCGATGCGACGCCCGGCCCACAGCAGGGCCACGAGGCCGTCCGGCACCGAGAGCTGCACGAACTTGCTGACCGCGTGGTCCTTGAGACCGTCTCCACCGACCAGGATCGTGCCCGGGAGGGCACCGTCGCCCTTGCTGTCGGTCACCAGCAGGGGCAGGCCGCCCCAGACGGTCTTGGCCGCCTTGACCTTGGTGCCGTCCACCTGGACCTCGGCGTCGGTGAGCACCGGCTCACGGACCTTGTTGAAGAGCTTGAGACCGGAAGTCGCCACGTCTTCGGAAGGCGACACCATGTCGGTCACGCCACCCGTCCGGCGGGCGAGCTGGGCCATGAAGCGGTGCTGGCTAGCCGTCCCGATGCCGAGGACGTGGACGCGGCTGCCGCTCGCGCTCATGTGCTCGACGATGGGGCCGGTCTGCCAGACCTCGCCGTCCGTCAGCAGGAAGATGTCACCACCGGGACCACCGAGCACCTGCGTCGCGGCAGAAAGCGCCCCGAGCATGTTGGTGCCGCCGTGGCACCGAATCTCCTTGACCCACTTGTCAGCGCGTGCCCGGTTCGTGTCGTCGGCCTTGGCCATCTGGTTGTCGAACTTCACCGTGTCCGAGCCGAAGTGGACGATGCCGAACTCGTCCTCCGGGTGCAGGGCCGACAGGCAGACCTTGAGAGCCTGCTTGGCCTTGAGGATGGGCGCGGTCGGGTCGTAGTCGCGGGAGCCCGTCATCGAGCCGGAACGGTCGATGAGGAAGCAGACCTTGCGAGGCTGCCGTGTCGTCGCCGGGATGAGGTCCGAGGGCACCACGGCCGTCCAGCGAGCCGCACCCGTCGGGACCTGCGGCGTCTCTGCCGAGGTCTTGCCGAGCAGCGTCTCGTCGGCGAACACGAGGGCCTTGGCCTCCGGTACGCTCACGTCGAGCACGAGGTCACGGTTGGGCGTGTCGCCCATCCCCGCCAAGGAGATGAGGTGGCAGCCGTCCGCCTGCGGGGCGACCGTGATGCGGTGGCTCGGGGACGAGCACGCCGTCAGGGGGTCGCCGCCGTAGACGCGCAGGTTGAACGAGACCTCGTGGAGCCCGAAGCCGCTGTTCCTCCACTCGGGCAGCACGAGGTCGCCGAACACGTCGGAAGGCAGCTCGATGGTGCCGCCGGCCTCCGTCGCGGACGCCTTGGCCTGCGGGTGGTAGCTGGGGGCGAGGGTGAAGGGGTAGCGGAACCGGAAGCCGTCGTCCTTGGTGTCCACCCCGACCACCACGTCCATGATGACGCTGATCTCCTCGTCGGGCTGCACCTGGCCCACGGTCAGGTTGACCAGGCCGTCCATGTTCGTCTCGGCCAGCACGGAGAGGTGGCCGTCAGCGACCCCCTCCTCGTACTCCTTGCGGGCCTTCGCGCGCTTCTCCAGCCGGGAGTCGGACTCGAAGTTCTCGCCGATGACCTTGAACCGCCGGAGCGTCCCGTTGGTCGGGAGCATGGAGACGTAGATGGCCTCCATCGGCTTGGTGCCCAGGCAGCGGAAACGGTGGATGACACGGACGAAGCTGCCGACCGGGTAGACCCGGCCGGTGACTTCGAGACTCTGCATGGCGAGGTCGATGGCCCGGCCGGTGCTGGTGTCGATGAGGGTGTTCACAGCGGGTTCCATGTTTTCTTCATCCTTCCGTGGGCTCGTCGTGGCCCAGGTCTTCCGAGAGTTCGACCGCACGTACGAACTGGACGAGCGCGCGGTCAATGCGGTTCCGTCGCCAAGGCGCTATGTCCGAGCGCACCATCACAGCGACATCGTCTGACGGCTGGATGATGAGCCAGGGCTGCGGGGTCGGCAGGGTCGGGTCAATCTCGCCGTGCTCCTGCAACTGGAGCCGGATGGCCGCGAGCGTCAGCCCGACCTCCTTCAGCTCCTTGATGCGGGTGAGCACTGCGAGATGGACCTGACCATACGCCGCATCCCGACCGACCTTGAGCGGCGACGGCAGCAGGTTCCTGGAGATGTAGTGCCGAATTGTCCGGGCCGAGAACCCGGTCTTCTCCGCTAGCTCCAAGAGGCTGTACGTCTGACTGGTCTCTTCGCTCATGGGGCCAACGTACTGCCCGCACCTGCCGTTGTCAAGAGGGTGTCGAATTATCGGGTGGGGGG